TCAAAGGCTGCTTTGAATTTCGGCATGTTTTCCAGGTACCACTGCTGCGACAACATAATTGCCTGCATCCGCCCGCTGCCGTATTTAAAACCTGCCTGTTCCGCAAGATACTGACCATTACCACGGCCATCCAGTGCGCCACCGACCAGGCGCGGCAGGCGGTCTGCAATGTAATAAAACACCTGTTCCTGCTGTTTAAACGGCACGTTGGCCAGCTCAACAATAAAGGGGCTGCGGCGCACAAGATCCTGACCGATCGCCAGCGGTGCCATGACTGTTAAATCAGATGACCGGCCAAAGTCTTCGCCAATGCAGTGGTTACGTTTTGGATCCAGTGACAGCAGAAGTGTCAGCAGATTCTTTTCCAGCCAGTCGCGCATTTCTGCTTCGCGGATGTGTTCCGGTGCCTGGTTAAATTCGCTGTTGCCTTCAAAGCGCAGCACGGGTGCAGGCTTCATCCGCGCTTCAATCAACACACGGGACAGGTATGCGCCGCCGCCGGATTTTGGTACGCAGTAATATTCTTCCAGGGCGTCGTCTTCTGTGGCGGTATCGCGCAGCAGGTCGGCTTTCCACTGGTCTTCCGCCTCCTGTGTCCATTGCCGTCCCTTTACCTGACAGATGCGCTTATACAGTCCCTCTGCGCAGGCGTCATCAATAGTTATGCGGTGGATACGGTAACGCTTTTTACCGGCGTAGCTGTCCTGTATTAGTTCGTTAAACAGGTTTTCATCGCCGTTGTGTGTACTGATCAGCCGCACTTTTGCGCCCCACATGGTGAGTGCCAGCGCTGCCTTCAGAACTTCGGCTAATCGTTCGTGGAATGCTGCTTCGTCAATCGTCACATTCCCTTGCATACCGCGCAGGTTTGACGGGTTTGAACTGAGTGCCTGAATCTTAAAACCAGACGGAAAATAGATAACAAATGTCAGAATATCTTTGTCTTCATCTTCCAGCATTTCTTCGCAGATCTCGCCCGCTGCTTTATTGAAAGCGCGTGCCCACATCGCGGCGGCGTCGATAAACTCCCGCGCCATGTCTTTTGTGGATCCGACATAAAAATGATTTGAACCACCGGCATCCCTTGCCGCTGATGCTGTCAGCGTGGCGTCGGCGGCTTCCGCCCAGGTGATGCCCGTCCGGCGTGATTTAACGGCAATCTTCAGCGGTGATCCGTCGGCAATCCAGCGTTTCTGATATCCCAGCAGAACGTCATTGGCGGAATAGGGAATGTAATCAGGCACTGTGCCGACCACAGCAGATGCCAGCAGATTAACTTCTGGCAGTTGTGGTGCTTTTCCTGCGCTGTGGTCGATTGCTGCTGACATTAGGCAATACCCAGAATTTCGTTTTTAATTGTTTGCACAGCCTGCGCTGTTAATCCGGCTTTTTTCGCTGCTTTCTCTGCAGCGTTGGCGGCTTGTTCGGCAAAGGCTTTGCGGATTTCTTTTTCATTCTTAATGCTGTCCATTCTGGTTTTTTCTAAGCGCTGAATCGTCAGCGCCAGATCTTTCAGCATTCCGAGTGATGCCGGTTCGTCATCGTCTTCTGTCGCGGTTATAGCCAGATCAAATGCCATTGTCTGCGTCATCTGGATCAGCAGCTTGCCAATATCGCCGGTTGGCTTTTCGCCCATTTTGGCCACCCATGCGTCGGCCACGGCCTGCGTTTCCTGAATCTTTTTTCCCTGCTGTGCCATAAAGGACGCATAACGATTTAAGCCACTGCGGCTGATCTTTTCATCATCCGGCAAACCAAGCTGTTCAATCTGGCTGTTTACTTCGTCCAGGATCTGCTGCTGTGTGTATTCTTTATCGCGCAGCATAGAATCCAGAAACGCTTTTACATCGCCGGGTAATGTCTCAATTTTTGAACCGCGCCCGCGTGTGACTTTACGTTTTGCCATCGCTTATGCTCCTGGGCGTGGAATACCAACACCGGGTACCCGTGCGCTGCCGGTGGCGACATCATGGCCACGGGCGGTGATGGTGGCCACGTCTGTTGACATAACGTGATCCAGCTTTACCAGTTCGTTTTCTTCCAGCCATGCAAGGTGCGTTTTGACCAGATCGCGGCTGATGTGATGCCCGAAACGATGCAGCATTTTTTGCAGGATTGAATCATTGGCTGTGCCGTTGGTGTCCACTAAAGTGCGCAGAATCACCAGGCGCTGATCGTCTCGTGTGATATCACCGAACATCGTTATTTCCCCTGATTAAGCAGGTGCTGAACAATCAGCTGCGTCTGCTGGTTTATCTGTGTTACCTGGCCATTAATGTGGTTTACGCCTTCGGCGGTTTCATTAATGCGGTTGTGTATAGCAGCCATATCCTGATGTGTTGGTAAGTGTTCCACATCCGATTCCACCTGGATCAGCCGCTTATCAATTTTCTTAATGTCGTCGTTGATCGCCTTAATCGCTGACGCATTCACTTTCTGCCGGTTGGTAATCCAGGCGTATGCAAACACCATGATGGTTCCTGCGGTTTGAACAAAAGCCAGCCAGAAGCTAAGCGCCTTGTAGTCAATATTATCCAGCATGATGCTGTTCCTTTTGTTCGTGGATCCGTTGACAGTCAATGCAACGGGCTGCATCTGGTTTTACTTTCAGGCGTTCCGGGCGGATCTCTGTGCCGCAGTCAATGCACCAGACCTTGCCGTCTTCAATCCACTGCGGCTGTTCTTTGCTGCGTTCTTTCTGGCGCTGTAATGCCTGCTGTCTCTGATGTCGTTCCAGATCTGCGGCGCGGTCAATATCATCCATCTCTGTGCGTTCCTTTAATGATGGTTTCCAGTTCTTCTGTGTAATCTCTGCGCAGTCGCTGACGCATCAGCAGCCGCTCATAAGCAGCCGGTGACAGGCATTGCAGATCATCATTACTGACCGGTGGCAGTGCCGGGCGATCTGGCAGCGGCAGCGGCGTCGTAACGTACCGGGTGACTGTTGTTGTGCAGCCACTACCAGTCAGAATCAAAATGATTGCGATGGCCAGCTGCCAGTTCTTTATCTTCTTCATGGTGTTTCTGCCGTTGCTCTGCTTTCAGGTTATCCCGACTGGTGCTGATCTCTTCCAGTGTGTCGGCTTTGACTTCCGCGCTCTTTACACGGCTTTCCAGTTCCTTTTTCTCTGCCTTATTGGCTCGTCTGTTCGCGCTGAATACGGCAGTAAATGCCCCCAGAATAAACACCAGCCCGGCAATAACTTTCATTAACAGGGATTTCATTTGCTGTCGCTCCGTAGCTTCTTTTCTGTCCATTCACGGCCAAGCCACACACCCAGAATGGCCGTGGCAGCAGATGCAAAGTCCCAGGCATTCATTTCCGGGCCGATAATCCCGGCCAATAAAAATTTGATAAGCAGGACAAACCAGCTGACGCTGACAAAAAACAGCGTTACCGATTCCTTGCCGCGAGCGTCGCACAGACGCGGGGCGCTTTTCATGTGATCTTCAGAATGTGCGCGGCCTCTGGGAAGTAGTCCTGGGCGGCATAAGTGCGAACGTCAAAGCCTGGGCAAGTCTTATTGTTGTTGTATTCCCGGTGCCCTTTGACGGATGTGTAAGCGGGCAGTAATGCGCGCAGATCCAGAATCAGCTGACGCAATGACTGCCATTGATCTGGTGTGAATTGATCGCGGCCAATCAGGCATATTCCAACGGTGTTGAAATTATGACCGGACACATGTGCGCCGGATTCAGTCAGTGGCCGCCCTGACTGAATGATCCCGGTAACTTCAATTACATAGTGATATCCAATGCTTTGCAGATCTTGATTGAATTCTGGCGCAATGCTCATATCACGGGTGAAGCCACGTTCACGATGCCAGCGGTTGATATCTTCCACTGTGTCGCCGCGTCCGTTCGGTACGTCTGCGCAGTGAATGATAATTTCGTTGATATCGGTTAAATCGCGGTGAACGCCCATAAAAAAAGCCCTGTTTAAGTAACAGGGCTATTTTATTAAATCGCGGTTTTTCTGTGGTTTAACTCAAATTAAATGTTCAGAACAGCTGCGGCTGAACTCGTTTCAGGTGGTATTCGCGCTGCTCTTTTAATACGCGGTAAACGTATGGCAGGGCCAGATCATATTTCTGCGCCAGCTGATCTGGCAGCATTCCGCTGTGACTCCAGTCGCGGTATAGCTCAACATCACGGATTGATTTTTTTA